CCCGCTGTGTACTGGTAAGGATATGCCGGAATGCGAAAACTGTCAGCTTCGCGCTGGCTGGAACGGAGGCGACACAGATGAAGATGAGGGTTGATGAGGTGTTACACGCAGCGCATTGCGCTCCTGCAATGTACGAGAGAACGCCCGAAGATATACGCTGCAAAATCTGCGGGAGACGGCTTAAAACCTACTATGCAGAGGAAAGGCTGTATGCTGTGAAATGCTCGTGCTGTGACTATGTGGGGCTTGTAAAAGCTAAAAGCCCGTCAGAAGCTGCAAAGGTTTTCGGAACAAAGGACGGAGGTGACACCGAATGACCGCGACAAAAGAATTTGACTTCATAAAAGAGTATATCAAAGAAAACGATCTTGGTAACACAATCTGCCTAGAACAGTTACGGTGCCTGTGGACTGCATACTGCCTCCACAATCGCTATGAATGCGATACCTCATCATATGATCATGAGCTTGATGAACTCTGGACAGAAGTATGCGATTTAGATATAGAATGGCTTCCCGATGACAAAAGCTATAAAGGCTTTGATTTGTTCATGGGATATTTGCTAAGTTGAGAAAGGAAAACATAATGTCTGAAACCGAATTAGAATTAAAGCCCTGCCCGTTCTGCGGGGGCGAGGCATATTACAGAACACCTACACACTTAAAAGGGACCGCTTTCGATGTAATGACGGTCGAATGCAAACAATGCGGCGCCTCGCCGTACGCGGTAGAAGTTTATGAAAATGATACCGAAGAAAACAAACGTAAGACAATTGCTGAGTTTTGGAACAGGAGGGTTGATAATGGCTAAAGTAAAATGCAGGTCGTGCGATATCTGCGGCGAGATGAACGCCAAAGATGGATTTATGCTCAAGGCTAAACGCATGGAATCTCACAAAGTAAGAGATATGCTCGGGTATATAATAGGCGTAAAATACAAGTGGTCAAGAATCGACATTTGCGAAAGCTGCTATAATGAGATAGTCAGAAGCTGCCACCGGATCCGTCGCGAACAGAAGGAGGGCTGATACTGATGGCCGAATTTATTGAACTTCATTACGCTTGGGGCGGGAAAATCATCGAGAAGATGATGAACACAAACACAATAGGTTCTGTAACAAAGCGTTCTGACGGTGGCGCAATAATCTATATAGAGCGCGACAGCATAGGTCAGGACGACACTATCGAGCCGCTGGAAACCTACAGCACCATTCGCAGTCTTCTGCTCGATGTACGGAGATATACAGATGAAACCACACCCTAACCCCTGCCCCAAAGCCGACCGTTGCATACACGCTGCGGAGTGTATCTGCTACGACACATTCCGCGGCGAATACCTCTGCTTTGACAGCGGGGCGTATTCGGACTACGGCAAAAAAGGGCGTAGGAACTAAGCCGAAGCCCAAAAAGAAAAGGAGGAAATGGTGAGCATATACAGAAGATTGTGTTGCGCCAAATGCGGAAAACGCCCGATAGTCGAGCGTGAAAGGCTAACACATTTAGCCGGAGGAGGTAAGCGCAATTATTGCCGTGTAAGATGTTCGTGTGGTAACGCTACGCCGTGGGTATATGGCATATACCATCACGACCCGAAAGCACGCGCAATATCCGTGTGGAACAAACTCAACACACCCGGTACAGCGTGGCACGTTATCAACGGAAGCCTTATTCGCAGGACAAAGGAGAATCAGCATGCCAATTGACAAGAAAACGTTCCTGAAATCCGTTATAATCCTGCACGACACGCGCGAGCAGAAGAACGCGCACATCATCGAAGCGCTGGACAAGCTCGGTATCAGGCACGAGGAACGCAAGTTAGACTACGGCGATTATTCGTTCATGGCAGAGGGGCGCGACTTTTCTATGTCCTGTGTTGTGGAGCGCAAGGCGAACGTGGACGAGATATACAACAACGTTACCAGCGACCGGGGGCGCATTGAAAAGGAGCTGTACAGCGCCGCACAGCTTGCAAAGCAGCTCACGCTGTTTATCGAGGGTGTAGGTAGCTGGGAAGCGCTCAAAGTATACCGTGTTCCCGAATGGCAGATGAAAGCAAGCCCACAGCGCGTGAAGTCCGACATCGGCTCAATGGTGTACAGCACCATCAAAGCGTGGCAGACCGGGAGCAGATATCATTTCGATGTGCAGTTCATCGAGGACAAACAACAGACCGCCGCGCGAATACTCGAGGTGTTTTATTACTACTGGCGAAGCTACAAGGAAATGACGGCGGCAAGAAAGGAGTGATATCGTGGATATCGAAAAGGCAAGTCAGCTGCTCGGTGATGACGTCGGCGCTGAAACTGCCAAAACCATGAGCGACTTGTATCCGGATATCACCGAATACACGCGCGATGACTTTCTGAACAGCGAGAAGCCCTATGAGTTTCTCTATATGTTCAAGGACGACAAGTTCAAGCAGAAGCGCCTGCTTGCCGAAATGACCGACCAGGCGAAGAAGTGCAAGGTCACGAACTTTCCCACGCTGTACAAGGCTTTTGCTGAGAGCCGAAAGGACGTTGCAGACGACCTCGGGAACTACACAAACTTTCCGCTGCAGCCTGCGACGCTCCCCTGCGGCAAGTGGGTGTGTGACGCTTCCGGCGTTCGCACACAGGGCGAGAAAGGCGTGCTTGTATGGGCTTGCCCTCACCCGATAATGCCCGTTGCACGGTACACCAATATCGACACGGGCGAAGAAAAAATCAAGCTTGCGTACTACAAAGGCAAATTCTGGCGCGAACTCATTGTTGACCGCACGACTATTTCAGTTGCAAACAAGATAACGGAGCTTTCAAAGCCCGGTGTTGTCGTGACCTCTGAAACAGCCCGGAACTTAGTCAACTATCTCTATGATGTGGAGCAGCTTTCAGGCGACTTACTGCCGGAAGTTGAGTGCGTGACCCGGCTTGGCTGGATAAAGCGCGGCGAAGAAACCGAATTCGCACCATACACTGACGGTCTGACATTCGATGGCGAAATGGAATACAAGAAGCGCTATGACAGCGTTAAACGACATGGCAAAGCTGCAGATATGGACAAGTGGATAGACTTCATCAACAAGAATATCCGCAGGAACAACGTCCCGGCGCGCTTGGTGTTTGCCGCTTCCCTTGCTTCCGTGCTCGTGAAACCGCTTGGCTGTAACTGCTTCTGGCTGCACCTCTGGGGCGAGACTGAGAGCGCAAAGACCGTGCTTGCGATGTGTGCAGCTTCCTGCTGGGGAAATCCGGAACTGGGAGCGTACATATCAACATTCAACTCCACCTATGTTGGCATGGAGAAAACTGCCGCGTTCTATAACTCTCTGCCATATATTGTTGACGAATTACAGATAGTAGATAGCCGCCGGGAGATGGACAACACGATCTATATGCTGACAGAGGGCTGCGGGCGCACACGCGGCAACAAAATGGGTGGCATAGACAACACGTCTGAATGGCGCAACTGCGTGATATCCACCGGAGAACGCCCGATAAACTCTAACCGTTCCGGCGGCGGTTCGGTGAACCGTGTTATTGAGATAGAATGCAAGGACAAGTTCTTCGGGGACGACAGCCGCCCGGAGTTTGACAGCCCGCGTGATGTCGCAAATTTCGTGAAATCCGTCTACGGATTCTTCGGGCAGATGTTTGTCAACGAAATCATGTCCGAGGGCGTTATGGAGCGCCTGGAGGAGAAATTCAAGGCGTTTTCGGACGAGCTTGTCAGACAGTACAACATCGCGCAGAAGCAGGCGCAGTCCGGCGCGCTTATACTCACCGCCGACTGGCTGATAACCGAGAATTATCTTGACGGACCCGCGCTGACTGCCGCTGACATTGCGCCCTATCTCAAATCCAAGGACGACGTGAGCGTGAATAAGCGTGCTTACGAGTATGTCTGCGAGTACATCACGCAGAATCAGAATAAGTTCGGGCTGACCGAGAAGAACATGGAGATCTGGGGCGAATTCTGCGATGACACCGTGTACATAATCAAGCTGAAATTCGAGCAGATATGCAGCGAGGGCGGGTTTAACCCTGCTTCCCTGCTGTCCTGGCTGGCTGACCGTGGGCTTATCAGGCGCACCGACAAGAAGCACATGACTGTTCTGAAAAAGATTGGAAGCGTGCCAACAAGGTGCGTTCACCTGACTATGCCGTCCGAAAATGCCGACGAAGCTGATAACAGCGCCGCTGACGAGTATCCGGACTTCTAGTTTTAAGATAATGCACAAGTGAGAAAGTAACCACCGTAACCACCAAACTCAGGTACCCCCTATATGTTTTATATTTTTTATTCGTGTTTGTTTGGATATGAAATTAAAATAAATTTCTACGCGTGTAGAGAAAATAGGTGGTTACGGTGGTTACGGTGGTTACCGACCTTTGCAAACCGCATGGTTAAGCCAAATGTTTGGTAACCACTTTGTGAACACAGGCGGTTACCAAGTGGTTACCTGCACACAAACGGAGGTGTATATGAAAGGAAATGACATATTCGAGCTTGCGCGGACGCGCCAATCGCTCCCGGAGGACGCGCGGCTGTCCGCACAGGCTCTCTACACAACAGCGCGGAACATCTACAAGGCGTTCAGCATGAAAATCATCACCGCAGACCAGGCGAAGCGCGAAAAGGCGCAGGCGCTCCGCGACTATGACGCATGGGAACGCGGCGAAGCGATAGCCCACGACTATTTCAGGCGCACAGTCGCACTGCAGCAGGTGTACACGAACGCAGTCATGGGCGAATGCGAGAACTGTAAGAAGATGTTCGGCATTATGACGGGGCTTATACCGCCCCAGAACGGAGGTAATACATGAGCAAACCCAAGTACGACTATTCTGCGGTAGTCGCGGCGTACAAAGCGGACCCGACTATCGCGGACACACTCCCGGACACGCTCCGCACGCTGCTGCAGCTCCATTACATCGAGAATATGCAGTGGAGCGACGTCGCGGAAGCAATGAATTACTGCATAGAGAACATTTACCGCCTGCGCCCCATCGCGCTGGGCAGACTGGAGGGTATCATCAATGGCAAGTGAGAACGACAACAAGCCCGTAAAGCGCAAACGTCCCGGCGCGGGTAATCACAAGCCTGCCGTGAATATCGACACAACGAAACTCCCGGCAGACACCATGAGCGCTATTGTGGCCGAATGTTCTCGCGATTTCAAGCAGCCTATCGTAAAGTCTGACGAAGAATGTGTAGAACGCCTCGCTGATTTCTTCATGTATTACGCCCAGAACGGCGGATTGCCCACAGTCGAGAAAATGTGCCTGTCATTAGGCGCCGATATAAATACAGTTTTGGACTGGGGACATGGGACTAAAGGCGATACGCGTGCAGGGATCATAAAAAGGGCGAAGAACATTTTAGCCGCTATTGACGCGGATTTGGTGTTAAAAGGAATGATAAATCCGGTGGCATATATCTTCCGCGCAAAGAACTATTACGGCATGAAAGATCAGCAGGACGTTGTGGTGCAGGCAAAGAACATCTTCGGCGCTGACGTGGACAGGCAGGAAATAGAGCGCCGACTATCCGAAGAGGTTGTTGTGGAAGATACCACAGAGGACACGAAAACAGAATAGCGCGTATTTGCGCGGGAATTGCCCCTGGGACGCACGTTTGTGTTCCAGGGGTATAGTTTTATGCCTTGCGACTATTCGTTGCGTACAGAGCCGCACAGACCCCTCCAAAACGCAAATGTGCCTGCGACTATCACACACAGAGAGAATATAGAGATATACTATATCTTCTCTTTTCTTTTCTATCTACATTATTATAATATATAGGCTTCTCAGGCGACACGCGACTATTGCCGACTATCTCACGACTATTCGCCGACTATTCCGCGACTGCCCTGCGACTATTCCGGGCACGCGCAGGGAGCCGCGCGGGAATTTGCACGCAGTTCCGGAAAGAGGGCGCGCCGCTCTTATGGGCGCAAAGCCTGGCGGCAGGGCACTGGGAATGGCTGCGGGCGGCGCTAGCTCGGAGGGCAGCAGGCAGCGCCGAGGACCTGCGAGCACGGGCGAGAACGTGGGCAACGGTATCAAGGCGGCGCGGGGAATGCCTCTATTTGCGCAGGAATTGCTCTTTAAACGCACGTCTGTGCTTTAGGGGTATACCGATATACCCCCGATATAAACGCGCCGTATACGCGCGATTTCGGGGGTGTTTCGCGGTGGTGCAGAAAATCGCCCCGGAAAACGCGGGCGCACTCTGCGGGGCGGTGGGTACTCTGTGCAGGTGGGCGGCGCTCATGGGGCTGGAGGCTCGCAGGTCCTGCAGGTGCTCGGAGTATCTCCAGGGGGCGCAGCTTCCCACGGCTGGGGCTGGAGGCACTCCACCGAGCCGGAGACAGAGAAAAGCCCCGGCAGGCTTCGAGCCTATCGGGGCGGGTGTTTACTTGGAGCTTTTCGCCGCGTCAATGAGTATCAAGAGCGGCATAAGCAGAATATATAACAGGATCAAGCGCCTTCCACCTCCTCGCGTTCTATCTCCTCGCGCTCCCAGTCTTCGGGGGCGTGGGGTTGGAGGGTGACAACGCCGCCGCGCGCTATGCGTTCAATATCGCGCGTGTCGAGAGTATAGCAGACGTCAAGGCGGATATTGTGCAGGGTGTACGCCTCAACACCGCCGTATGGGTCGAGGTCCCACGGCTCGCCGATTAAGTAGGTGTCGCGCTCCTCGCACGCCCAGAGGATATTTACAAGCGTGCTCTCGGTGGTGTCGTCGTAGCGGTCGCGATGGAGCTTGATTGCTCCGGTGTTGAGTTCGGTTGCAATCATGCTATCACCTCCTTCACTGCCTTGCAGACGAGCCGCGCCGCCTGCGAGAGTGCACACGCCTGGACATCAAGCCAGATTTCGCGGCTATTGGGGTAGCGCTCGCCGTTGTGCGTGCGCTTAAGCTCGGAGGGAGTGCAGACCCGCGCGGCTATGTCGGGGTCGTAGGTGAGGGAGCAACCGCCATAACTGTACTGCTTCCAGTCCTCCGCGCCGTTGAGGAGTGCAGCGCGTACGGCTGCGGGGTCTGCGAGCTTGTCGGCGGTGAGTTCTGCGAGGTTCTCAAGCAGTTCCAGCGCGTACGCCTTTACGCCGCGCGCCCATGCGCTGCGGGCGGGTTTGTTCTCGATTGCTGTAGAAGCTGCGTTGATTATTTCTTTAGCGTTCATGGTATATACTCCATTTCTCCGAGGCTTCAGCCCCTCGGCGGCTTTGTTTTCGTTTGTGATTGTATTATATCACGGATATTCGATATTGTCAACACGTTTATTCGATATTTTATCATTTTTATTCGATTTCATTTAATATAACGAGAATTCAAGATTTTGCGGTATGCTGTTTTGTGCAAAATCACAACGAAATCAGCAGGAGCGCCGCCCTCGGTGCAGGAGTACTATATAAAAGGGAAACAGGGCCCCGCCGCGCTGGTACTCGTCGCCCTCCGCAGGAGCGGCACGCGCCCTGCCCACCTGCCGCCGCCCTCCGGATCCGGAGAACCGCCACCGCCGGAGGGGTACCCCGGGGGGCTGCCAGGGCGCCCCCGGGAGGTATCTCTTAACCCCTCGAATAAAATATTTTTAAAAAAAGGCTGCGGGGGCTTGACAAAATCGAAAAGATGTGATATTATTTATGTATCGAATACCAGTGATTGAGACGAAAGGAGAACGCAATGCTTATTTCAGATACAGTCAAAGAGGTTATGCGGGCAACTCGAACCACTCAGACTAGGCTTGCCGAACTCATGGGCTACAAATCTCAGGGCACGGTCGGCAATGCTCTTAAAGCTAGACTGTCTGCCGAAATGCTCGTGCAGTGGCTCGACAAACTCGGCTATGAAGTAGTAGTCCAGCCGAAAACGTCAGGAAAGCGCAAGGAAGGCTCGATAGTCCTCGAACCGTCGGGGCTTCCTGACGGGCGGGGGAAGAAGCAGAAGAAGGAGGTTGAGAGCGCAGAATGAGTTCAAACGAAAAGCTGTTGATGAAAGTACTCAGCGGCAGGCAGGACGCTTCTGTGCAGTTCAGCGAACTCCAAAGGCTGCTGGAGCTTTTGGGATTTGAATGCCGCATAAAAGGCGACCATTTCATCTATACTAATCCTGATGTAGAGGAAATCATCAATATTCAGCCTGTTAACGGCAAGGCGAAGCCGTATCAGGTGAAGCAAGTCCGCTATCTGATACTGAAATACAAGCTGGGAGGTGGCTTTTGATGTACAAGTACGAAATAATCCTTTATTGGAGCGCCGAGGATATGAGCTATATCGCAGAAGTCCCGGAGCTTCCGGGCTGTATGGCAGATGGTTCGACCATGAGCGAAGCGCTTGAAAACGCACATACGGTCATCGGAGAATGGATTGAGACCGCCCGGGAACTTGGGCGTGATATTCCCGAGCCGAAAGGCAGACTGGCATATGCCTGAAAAGAGGTGAACGAACCATGAGATTACTCTACATTCTGCTAATGCCGTTTCTGATACTTATTCAGGCGGCGAAAGGAAAGAGGTGAGCCGACGTGATTTACGGCTATTGCCGTGTATCCAGCAAGGGACAGCAGCGTTACGGCACGTCCCTTGAAGAACAGAAAAGGCAGATACTGGGCAGCTATCCCGGTGCGCGGATAGTTCAGGAAGCCTATTCCGGCGCGAAGGAGCGCCCGCTGTTCGACGGACTTGTCGGTAAACTCCAGCGCGGCGATACGCTGGTAGTCTGCAAGCTGGACAGATTCGCGCGCTCCGTTCAGCATGGGCTGAACTACATCACTACCCTGCTTGACCGGGGCGTGAAAGTCCACATCATGAACATGGGGCTTGTGGAAGATACGCCGATGGGACGGCTTATAGTCACGAATCTGCTTGCTTTCGCGGAGTTCGAGCGCGCCACCATTCTGGAGCGCACCCAGGCAGGCAAGGAAGCCGCTGCCGCCGCTGACCCGAACTGGAGAGTAGGCAGACCGCGCAAGGAAGTTGACGATGATATATTCCGCAGGCTTGCCGCCGGGAAACTCACCTATAAAGCCGCCGCAAAGGAAGCCGGAGTAGCGCTGAGTACATTCCAGAACCGCTACGCAGAATGGAAGCAGACCGCGTAACTGTATTCTTTCGCGAAAACCCTTGACAGCCCGGAAAATCCGTGCTATAATCAGAACAACAGAATATTTTCAGAGCCTTTGAGCCACTTCTGACCTTTACGGTCGGGGTGGCTCTTTTTTTGTTTTCAGGAGGAAATGTGGAAACATCGGAGCTTATCAGGCGTGCTTCCAAACGGGATATCAGCACATACGATAATCTGTCGCTGTATTTCGATACCGTCCGGCTGGAAACGGACTTTGAAAAAGCACGTCCGCATTACGAACGCATATATGACATCGCGGCACAGCAGAAAGTAAAGCTTGCGCTGTCAGACCAGCAGACCGCTATCAAGTTCTACGAGCTTGCGAAAAAGGCGGCACTCGTGCTGGCACCGCACCTGTTTCATTACTATCTTCTCTATGTGGAGTGGGACAGGGAGCCGCAGAAGAAATTCTATGTGCCGAGAATGAACGTGCTGAAACCTGTTGTGGACGCGCTCCAGCGGCTTGAAGAACGTAAATTGAAGCGGCTGACGATAAGTATGCCACCGAGAACGGGCAAGAGTACTCTCGGTATGTTCTTCATGTCGTGGGTAGCCGGACGGCACCCGCTGGGCTCCAGCGCCCTGACCGGATATTCGGACACGCTCACCAAGACGTTCTTTGATGAAATTCTCGGTATCATAACGGACCCGGAATATCTCTGGGCTGACGTGTTCCCGACATCTCAAATCAAGAATATAAGCCGTGAGAACGCTTCGGTGTGCCTTGATAAAAAGCGCAGATTTGCGACGATAACCTGCCGCGGCATCAGCGCTTCGTGGACGGGCGCTATCAACATCAGCGAAATTCTGTACTGCGACGACCTTATCGAGGATCTGGAGGAAGCGCTCAACGAGAAGCGTCTTGACGCCAAGTACGCCGCCTATGCCAACCAGACAAAGGACCGTAAGACGAATGACGCCGTGGAGCTCCACATCGGCACCCGCTGGGCGGTCCGTGACGTTATCGGGCGTTTGCAGGAGCAGTATGCCGACGATCCATATTCAGAGTTCATGGTTCTTCCGGCGCTTGACGAAAACGGAAACAGCAACTTTGAATATCCCTATGGCGTGGGGTTCAGCGCTGAATACTATCTCGACATGAAAGCGAGTATCGACCCCTGCACATGGTCGTGCAAGTACATGGGCGACCCGTATGTGCGCGAGGGACTGCTTTTCGAGCGTGACGAGCTGAACTACTACAACGGCGTGCTCCCGGACGGCGAATGCGATATCATGTCCGTGGTGGACGTTGCATGGGGCGGCGGCGACAGCCTTTCCGCGCCGATAATCTACTGGTTCGGCGATACAGGGTATGTGCATGACTGGGTGTTTTCCACCGGGGATAAGTCGGTCACGCAACCGCTTGTCTGCGCGGCTTATGCCCGCAATAATGTTGCGAGGGCGCGTTTTGAAGCGAATGTCGGCGGCACGGAGTACGCGGAGGAAATCGACAAGTCCCTGCGCGAGCGAAATTACAAGATGTCGATACAGAGCCAGAGAGCTTCCACGAAATCCAGCAAGATGGACAGGATAGTGCGCTGGAGCTCGGATATAAAGTCGCGGCTGGTATTCCGTTCTGACAAGGCAAGGGGCGAGATGTACGACAAGGCGATGAACGAACTTTGCCGCATTTCCGTTGACGCGAAGAAACAGCACGATGACGCGCCGGACAGCCTTGCAATGGCTATGGATTACCGCGATAACGGTCTTTGTTCGGTCAAGATGATAAAGCGGCGGTGGTAGTATGACGAAATTCCTGCTTCTGAATGGGAAACTCACTGAAAAAAAGCCGCAATTCTATTGCGCGCTCCACAAGTGCGGTATCAACGGCGGCTGTATGAAACGGCGCTGCCCGAAGTGTAAGCATTTCAGGGCGCTGTCTGATGAACTGGCGCATTCTATCATGGTTTCATTGCCGAGGAGGTAAACGTGAAAACTACATATGTCCCAACGGCGGATTTACCCTCTTTAACATTTGACGGCAAGACAACAACTTTGGGCGGGGTTGATATTTCAAAGGGTGTTGTCGGGATAAACACGGTTATTACGGCAAATGGAATACCTGTTGCAGTAATTACTGTCCATTGCTCATCAATAGACATAAAAACGGGTTCAACTTAATTTGCGTTCATTTTCGCGGAAACGCGGATTTGATATATCAGGGCTGGCGGCTTGTGTGTTCACCGCCTGCTCTGCCCTTCCTCCTGGCGCAGTCGTGCAATAGTGCGGCTGCGTAAGGTTTGGAATTTCAATATAGCAAGGTGGAGAAGTGGTCTATCTCGCCAGCCTCATTAGCTGGAATCCGTGGGTTCGAATCCCGCCCTTGCAACCATGAGACGGTTTAATGGCATGGTGTCGCGCAGCGCGGTGCTCTAGGTCATGCTGTCTCTATTTTGGAAACGCAGCGCGGCAAGATGACGTGCATACACGGCAGGTTCAAGTGTGAAAAGTGCCCCAACGGATCAGGGGCATACAACTGTATAGCGATAGCAATATCGTGGAAGAAGTTAGGTGATTATCTCACCTGCTAAAATCACCAGCGGGGGCAGGACCCGCCGTTTCCACCACAAAAAGAATACAGTTACAAACAGGAAAATATGTGATATAATGGAGAAAAGGAGGGCGGGAATGCTTATAAAAATCTGCTGTCCGGTATGCGGAAAGCGGCTGTTTGACGCTGATGTTTCCGCTTCCGGAATGATATCCGCTTATTGTAAGCGGTGCAAGGTTGAAAGGCTCATTGAACTGAAAGGAAAGACATGACGGAAAACTACAATTACGGCAGGCGGTGTATCTACACTTCCGAGCGGAATTTCACGGCTGAGAACGTGAAACAGATAGTTGACCGCGCCATGTCTACGCACAACGCGAATGTCTGCGATATCCAGCGGCTGTATAACTACTACCGCGGGCGCATGGACATTCTCGACCGCACAAAGGAAGTACGGCCAGAGATAAACAATAAAGTCGTAATAAACCACGCCGCCGAGATAACCAATTTCAAGACCGGCTTCACGTTCGGCGAGCCGGTGCAGTACGTTTACCGGGGCAAGGATACGCTTGACGACGCCAACAACAGGGCGGACGACGAGAGCCTTGCGGCGCTGAACAAGCTGATGTACAAGCTCGGCAAATCCAGCAGGGACAGGGAACTTGCGCAGTGGCTTTTCATCTGCGGAGTGGCACAGCGTATCACGCTGTATGAGGGCAAGGAACTGCATACATATGTGTGCGACCCGCGCTGCACGTTCACTATCCGCGCGAACGACTTCACCAAACGCGTGCTGCTGTCAGTTATCTACAGCACGGACGATATGATAGATGATATCACCGATATCCCGAAGAAGAAGTACACGATTTATTCCGACAGCCGCTGCTGGCAGTTCGAAGATAACGTGCTTGTCGGCGAATCCGAAATAGTGTTCAATCCTGTCACGGAATACTGGGCGAATCCCACGCGGCAGGGCTGCTTTGAAACAGTCCTCGGGATAATCGACGAGCTGAACAACATCGCTTCCAACCGCGCGGACGGTATCGAACAGCAGATACAGTCGCTGACGTGGTTCAACAACGTGGAGATAGACGAGAAGCAGTTCGCGGAGCTTGCCGCCAAGGGCGGTATCTGCACAAAATCCGCGCCGAATATGCCTGCAAGCATTCAGATGCTGCAGAACGTACTCGACCAGACCCAGACGCAGACCTACGCTGACGACCTCTATCAGAAAATGCTCCAGATAGCCGCCGTTCCCGACCGCAAGGCTTCGGCAGGCGGCAACACTGGACAGGCTCTCATTATCGGCGAGGGCTGGACGCAGGCGGAAGCTGCGGCGAAGTCGTTTGAGCAGTCGTTTGACGAAAGCGAAAAAGCGTTCGTTGAAAACGTGCTGAAAATCATCAGGACGGTCACAACATCGTCAACGGTGCCTGCGGATTTCGCAGACCTCACCGTTGACGATATCGACATAAAATTCACGCGCAACAAGACCGATAATCTGCTTACCAAGACACAGGGCTTGCAGAATCAGCTTGAAGCCGGAATACACCCGCGTATCGCTATCGAAAACTGCGGACTGTACTCCGACCCGCAGCAGGTCTATGTTGAGAGCGTGGAGTATCTCGAAAAGTGGAAGAACCAGAGCGAACAGGATAAGGCGGCGGTCATGAATACCGCTGACGCCGGCGCGCCCGATGAGTTTGACGAGATATTCAGGAAGCTGACTGCAAAGGGCGGTGCGGACGATGGCGCAAGCGAATAGTCTCGCCGCTGTTGACCAGCTCAACATAATCTTTTTCGGGGAGATGGACATAACCTCTGCAGAAAAGCGCCTTCGGGTAGTCATGGCGGCTGCATTACAGCGAATACTGCTCAGATACTACGACACCATTCAACGTTCATTGGCATATTCTCCTTTCCAGCTTGACAGCGCCGCCCTTTATGCGGCGGCTGCTGCCGAGTTCGCACGGAGCTACATTGAACTGTTCAACAGATATTACCCGCAGTACCTTGAATTGCTGGGTGCAAGGGACGCGGGGAATGCTTCGGAGTGGGCTAGAAATCACGCTGTGGAGCTGTCCATGCAGATACTTGACACATCGGTCGGCGGCTGCGATATCCCGCTGTACGACCGCATGCTGAACACCGCGCGGACGGAAGTCAACGCGATGTGCAACCTGGCGCAGATGGACGCGGCGCTCAGCCGGGGATTCACCCGCAAGCGCTGGAAAACGTTCGGGGACAGCAAGGTGCGGCGCACTCACCGGGAAGCTTCCGGGCAGACCGTACCGATAGACCAGCCGTTTATTATCGGCGGATATCAGATGATGTTCCCATGCGATGGTTCACTTGGCGCGGGCGTATCAGAAATTGCCAACTGCCGCTGCACGGTGCAGTACTTATAATTTAATATTTTCAGAGCCATTGAGCCGTTTCACCTTTAGGGGTGGAGCGGCTCTTTTGCTATATATGCACAAAAATTCGCCGCCGCAGCGTTACGCGGTGTTATCAGGAGGTAAAAGCGATGACAAGACAGGAACTCAAAGACTTAATGCCCGACATCACGGACGAGCAGATTTCAGCTATCCTTGCAAAGCACCACGAGGAAATCAACGCCAAGACAAAGGCGGCTGAGGACAAGTTCAGCGCTTACAAGGACAAGGCGGACAAGTACGACCAGGAACAGGCAGACAAGCTTTCCGAGCAGGAAAAGTACCAGAAGCTCATGGAGGAAGCCGCACAGATAAAGGCTGAAAACACGCGTCTGCTGAACCGCACCAAGGTGCAGGAAAAGTTCGTCAAGGCAGGAATCAAGGAGGAGTGCTATTCCCCGCTGCTGGACAGCATTGTGTCCGACGATGAGGGAAAGTCGCTTGCATTCGCTGACAGCCTCATAAGCTCTTTTTCCGCAAACGCGGCGGCTGCTGCCGAAGCTGCAAAGCAGGCGGCAATGCAGACCCCCGCACCGAACCCCGGCGCGATAGGCAATGCCGCCAGCGCGCAGGAACAGTACAACAAGGCGGTGCAGAACGGCTCTATCGTTGACATCATCAAGGCTGCGGACGCTGTTCATAACGCCAGGAACATTCCCACAGACTAACGGAGGTAATAATGGCAACAGGCATGAATTTCGATCTGGTGTCTTACTCCGGTGCGCTTTACACCAAGAGTATCACCACCACACCTTTTCTCAACCTCATCGGTGCGCCCGAGACCACCAATGCAGTTGATTTTTCCGTAAATCAGGAGTACGCGCTCGGCACTCCCTCTCAGCCCAAGATTTCTGAGAGCGATTCGCTGACCGCACCCGAAGCGGCTAACGTTACCCGTTCCCAGGAAACAAACGTAACTCAGATTTTCCAGGAATCCATTGCGATTTCCTATGCGCGTGAGAGCAATATGGGTCAGCTTTCCGGCGTGAACGTTGCGGGGCAGGTTGAGAACCCCACGTCTGAACTTCAGTTCCAGACCGCCGCTACCATGCAGAAGATTCGCAACGACATCGAGTACACCTGCATTAACGGCAAGTACCACAAGTCCACCGGCAACACTGACGCGAACCAGACCAGAGGTATTCTGGAAGCTATCGTCACCAACGCCGTCAAGGAGACCGCAGCGGTATCTTCTTCCACCGTCCGCTCCGTGCTTAAGAGCTTCTTCAAGAAGCTGTATGACGCGAACACCGACATCGATGGCTATCTGCTGCTTATCAACTCTGATATCAAGGCGGCTATTTCCGAAGCTTACGAGGGCAGCGGCTATTTCATGCCCGGCGTAACAGAGGCTGGCATCGACATTCAGAAGCTGATGACCGATTTCGGCACAATCAGAATTGCGCTTTCCAGAACAATGCCGCAGGATACTGCGCTGTGCTTCAATCCTGCTGCTGTACATCTGGTGGAACAGCCCACTCCCGGAAAGGGTAACTTCTTCCTTGAACCGCTCGATAAAACCGGCGCGGCATGGAAGTATCAGATTTTCGGACAGGCTGGTCTGGATCACGGCTTCGAGAAGCTGCACGGCAAGCTTACATTCGGTGCGACATGATAGTACATCAGGGCGACAACGCCCGTATCGTGATGACCTGCGGGAAGGTCATTGCGGAGTTTGAGAACGGCATAGCTGATGTCAGCAAAGACACAGCGGCTGTTCTCGGCTCGATGGGCTACGAAGTTGAGAGAACGGAGGGCGGCAATGACGCAGACAGAAAAGCTGAAAATCCGCCTGCCGGAGATAAGCGACGCAGAAGCGGAAAGTTATCTTGACACCGCGAAAGCCGCTATCATGGCACGGCGATATCCGTTCGAGGATTTCCCGGGCGAACTTGAAGGCAGATACCTCGATTTACAGCTTCGCATAGCCGCTGACCTCTACGCAAAGGCGGGCGCTGAGGGAGAAACTTCCCACAGCGAGAACGGCGTGAGCCGTGCGTATTCCAATGCGTGGGTGTCGGAGGAACTTCTTTCGGAAGTCACGCCGAAAGGCAGGGTGCTGTAATGAGGGATTTGAAGCGCAACCAGATTTCAGTTGAATACGCGCTGTATCTGGGGAACGCGGAGCTTACTGACGGCAACGGCTGTGCTACTGGCGAATTTGCACCGAAATACGGCGACAAAACGGCGCTGATGATTTCAGTTTCCTCCAACAAGGGGGATTATTCCCAGCAGCAGTTCGGCAATCTGCTGGACTACGACCGCACGATGATAACCCACGACACCAGATGTCCGATCAACGAAAATTCACTTGTGTATATCGGCACGGAGCAGTATATCGTCAAGGCGGTCGCAAAGAGCCTGAATGCCGTTCAGTATGCGATAAAGAGGGTGCAGATAGATGAAACGGATAACGGTTAAACTGTCTGCTTCCGGCGTGCGCGAAGCGGTGAGGGAGCTTGCGGAATACCGCGCAAATCTCGAACGAAACGCGCAAGAACTTGTGCGGCAGCTTGCGGATATCGGTGCGAACATTGCGCTGGTGGAAGCAGGCGGCATTCACATGACGGGTGCTTTGCAGAACGGTATTCACAGCGAATACGGCGGTAATACCGGATTTGTGAAGTGCACATGCGGCTATGCCGCTTATGTGGAGTTCGGCACAGGCATTAAGGGCTCACGAAGCCCCCACCCTGACCCGGCGATACTCGGCTGGTCCTATGACGTAAACGGTCACGGGGAGCTCGGCTGGTGGTATCCGTCCGGCGACGGGGACACAAATCCCACACGAAAACGGCTGAAAGACGGCACCTATGTCGCATGGACAAAGGGAATGCCGTCCAGACCGTTCATGTACAACACGGCGCAGCAGCTGAGAGCGCTGGTGATTCCGACAGCAAAGGGAGTATTCACATGATTGACATTGAAAGCACGGTGTTTGACTATGTGGCGACCGCCCTGCGCGAGGAATACAAGGACATTTCGGTTGTGAGCACGTCAAGCGACACCCCGGCGAAATTCCCGGCGGTGTGCTTGTGGGAACAGGACAACAGCTGCTACGCTCCCTCGCAGACGGCTGAATGCAAGGAAAACCACGCGCAGCTTATGTACCAGTGCGAGGTTTACTCCAACAGGCAGAGCGGCAAAAAGGCGCAGGCGCGGGAGATAGCGGCTTTTGTTGACAGAAAAATGCAGGAATTAGGCTTTATCCGGACTTTCGGACAGCCTGTCCCAAATGTTGCCGATATGACGATATATCGCTATACAATGCGGTTTTCGGGCATTATCGGCAGAGATAATATAGTTTATACTTCATAGGAGGTTCATCATGAAGAGAGGAATACCCATTTCAACCGCGGGCACGCAGGTGTGCTGGGCTGTTGAAACCGTTGCAGGCACTATGCCCACGGCGGCAAAGCTGATTCCAGATATCAAGGAGATACCCGACCTTAACCCGCAGCCGGAAGCGCTTGACACTACCGACCTCAGCTGCACGGAGTACAAGACTTTCATCGACGGCCTTAAGGATCTTTCAAGTGCGACATCTTATACGGCTAACCTTACCGCGCTTCTTGAAAAGGAATGGGCGGCAATGGTTGAGGCTTCACAGACCGCAAAGGCGGGCGGTCTTGCGACGTGGTTCTACATAATCACCCCCGGTCTCCAGACTGTAGCGTTTACCGGTTCGCCGTCCCCGCTCGGCGTGAACAGCAGAGCGGTAAACTCCGTAAACGAGATCGCATGCTACATCACTCCCACCGGAGAGCCGAAGCGCACCGATGAGACCATTACTGTTTCTGAGCCTACGGCTTAACCATAACATGACCAATTAACAGGAGGAAAACAAAATGGCAAAGGCACTCACCATTAACTACAACGGCAAGACTTATAAGGCAGAGTTCGACCGCGCGACCGCAAAGGCATACGCACTGACCGGAAACAGAATTCAGGACGTATGGGAGAATCCTTTCGTTGCTATCGCGCCGTTCGTCCACTGCGCTTTTAAAAAGAATCAGCCCGCTATCACAGAGAAGAAGTCCACGGAGATATACGACGCGCTCCCGAAGAACAAGAAGCCTGCATTCCTCAACAAGCTTATCGAAAGCTATGTTGACACCATGCAGGGGCTTATCGGCGATGAGACCGCTGACGGTGACGAGGGAAACGCTACATGGGAGGGTGCGGACGAGGACGAGTAATCTCTCCCGAAGAAACAGTCAAGCAGCTTGACGAAAAGTGCATATTGTGTATGTCGCTCGGCATGAGCTACACGGATTACTGGGAGGGCGAAAACTGCCTTCCCAGCTTTTTTATTCAGGCGTACAACAAGCGGCACAAACGCGAACTGGAAGAACAGAATTTCAGCGCGTGGCTGAACGGCTTGTACTGCATGAATGCATTCAGCGTGGTTTTGTCGAACGCTTTCGCCAAGCAAGGAAGTCCTCAGGCGGAATATCCCGATAAACCGATGGAGATATTCCAGCACGAAAAGACAGAAAAAGAAAAGATGGACGAACAGGAACAGGCGCGCCTGCGCATCAAAATCGCGCTTGATAATTTCGTTGCGGCGTTCAGCGGCAGAAAGGAACAGGAATAATGTCAGAAGCAACGATTGACGAACTCCAGATAGAAATAGAATCCGACGGCGCGGACGCGGCGCAGGCGCTTGAAAAACTCCAGCAGACACTTGAACGGCTGGTTGCGCCGGTGCAGGCGCTGACTACCGGGAATGGGCTGAATAAACTCACAAAGCAGCTTGAAAAACTCGCAGAAGCCGGGCGCGCTATCTCCAGTCTGTCCGGGCTGGACAAGATATCGCAGGCCGCGAATGCGCTGAAATCCCTTGACGCGCTGACTGGAGCTCCGAAAGTGAACAGCTACGTCAACGCAATAAACAAACTTTCGCAGGCTTCCGGAGCAGTTCAGGCGATAGCGGCGTTCCCGGACGTATCTGCGCAGCTTTCTTCGCTCACGAATGCGCTGAACAGTCTGCGCAGCATTCAGGATATCCGGCTTACGCCGCTCATTAACAGCCTGTCACGGCTTCCGGCGGTGGTTCAGGCTATAAATTCAATGCCCGCGATAGACACATCGCGCATTGAAATGCTGAACTCGGCGATGGCGGCATTCCGGACAGAAAACGCAACAGCGATACGTCAGCTTGCAAATGCGCTGAACCGGCTGCCTACGGTGGCACAGCGTATCAACCAGATTGATTTTACGCAGTTCTCGAACAGCATACGGCAGCTTACGACAACGCTTGAACCCCTCATGCAGAGGGCTGAACAGGCGGCTCAGGGGCTCACTGCACTCGCACAGGTAATGCAGGCGGCAAGCCGTCAGTCCAACAACAGTGGCGGTCTGGGCGGTCTGGGGCGCACCCTCGGCTCGCTGTCCACAAAGTCCCTGATTTCGTGGGCTTCGCTGATGAAGTTAAAAAAGGTTCTCAACGATTGTTTCAACGTTTCCGCGCAGTATGTTGAAAACTTGAATCTATTCAACGTCACAATGGGAAAATCCGCGTCCAGCGCGTTTGAATTTGCGGAAGCAGTCAACGCGGCGCTCGGCGTTGATACCTCGGACTGGATAAGATATCAGGGATTCTTCCAGTCTGTCGGCAAGGGCTTTGGCGTAGTCTCTGACAAGGCAGATCTCATGTCCAAAAATCTGACCCAGTTGTCTTATGATATTTCTTCGTTCTACAACATCAGCACGGAGGAAGCTTATAATAAGGTGCAGTCGGGCTTTGCCGGGGAACTTGAACCGTTAATCTTAGCGGCTTGATACAGTGATGTATCTCGAATAACGTAGTGAACCTGCACATGCAGGGTGTGCGCCTCGCGTACAGCAACCGCAGGAAATGGCGGTCAAGAGGTGTGCTAACAGGGGAAAACTAAGTCTAAAGGTAATATGAAAGGTATTGTTTATCAGTATAAAATCAACGCAAAATATTATGTAGGCAAGACATTCGGGCTGGAGCGTAAGCGAAAGGATAAGCACCGATACGAAGCTTTCAAACTTCAAAAACAAACTCCTTTTGCAAAAGCAATCAGAAAATATGGCTGGGATATGGTCGCCAGTGGTTACAGTGTTATTGAAACCATAGAAGCTGATACCAAAGACGAGCTTAACAGGCTTTTGATTGAGCGCGAAGCATTTTGGATAAGAGAACGAAATTCCATCGCCCCAAACGGATATAATGTGATGGCGAGCGGTTCGATATCGCCGCCGCACACGTACAACAAAGAGGAAATATATAAGCGCGTCTCTCAAAGTCTTAAAGGCAAATACATGAACTGCCTCGCTACAAGCCGCCCAGTCTATTGCATAGAACTTAAAACGTGGTATCCGTCAATAAGCGAAGCTGAAAGGCAGCATAACATAGCGAGTGGTGGCGTTGAGAAAGCGGCCAGCGGAAAGAATGTCAGCGCGGGCGGGTTCCACTGGTCTTACGAAGAAACTTATACATACCGCGCTGATCTGATAAAACAATCAAGAAAGCCTGTCTATTGCGTTGAAACAGGCAAACAATATCCGTCCGTTTATGCTGTGGCAAAAGAACTGTTCGGAGAACAAGCAAACTCCAAAAAGTCCTTGGTGCAAAATGCGCTGAGACACAACAGAAAAACGTGCGGTTTAACCTTTAGATATGTTAATCCTGTGCTTTCGGAAACGGAAGTCTAACGACCATTCCATCGGGCGTGAAATTCGCCAACAGAAGTAGGGGCGGGGTGAAATTCCCCGCTGGGTGAGAATCCCTTAAATCGAAGTGCTACGGCAGTAAATACTACTGCGTGATATGGTCTACTCCCTATGAAATATCGGGAAACCGAGGGTGCAAAGGTAAGACGATTAGGCTTCGCATTAGACGAAGCGACATTAAAACAGCTTGCATACAGCAAGGGCATAACCCAGTCCTACGAAAGCATGACGCAGGCGCAGAAAGCGCAGCTACGCTATGTGGCGATGATAGAGCAGGCTCAGAACATCGGCGTTACCGGAGACATGAGCCGTACTATCGACACCGCTTCCAACGGCGTGCGCGTTCTGGAAGCGCGTATTCAGCAGTTCACCCGCGCGCTCGGAAATATGCTCATGCCTGTGCTGTCGGCGCTCCTGCCATATTTCACGGCGTTTGTGCAGGTGCTGACCGAAGCGGCAAACGGTATCGCAAATTTTCTCGGCTTTGAGCTGCCGAAAATCGACCTCAGCGGCGTTTCCAACGGCTATGACGATATCGCGGGCGCGGCTGACGAAGCAACGGCGGCTACAGAGAAATTCAAGGGTTCGCTTGCCGGTGTTGACCAGCTGAACATTATCGGCTCGCACACCGACAAGAGCGGGTCGGGAACAGGCTATTCCACTGACCTTGATATCGAACTTCCCACTTATGACTTCCTCAACGGCGTTGAGAGCAAGACAAAGGAAATTGCGGAGAACATCAGTAAGTGGTTCAAGGAGGCTCTGCCTTGGATTGAGGCGGTGGGAACAGCCATTGCTACAGCGTTTGTGGGTGCAAAGGTAGTCACTTTTATTACCAACTTGCGCAGAGTTGGAGCTGTTCTGAAAACGCTTACTTCTCAGATAGGAGAAAAAGGTGCAAGCAAATTGTTTGGAGCGCTGGGCGGTCTGGCTGCCGGCGCTACATCTGGCGTACTGCTGTATAATTCACTTAAGAGACTTGTAAAAGGGACTGGTGACTTAACAAATAACTGGTTGCAGCTAGCGGCTGGCATAGGCATAGCTGGGGGCGCGATAGCGGCGTTTGTGGCATTCAGCAATCCAGTGGGTGCAATCGTGACTGCTGTGCTCGCTCTCGGCGGTGCTATTCTCGGTGTGAACAGTGCAATAAATGAAACCAACGAGGAAATAGGGAACGCAATATTTTACGCAGACAACGGCGGCATAGCGGTCGACGGCTTTGCAAAATGCTTCACGGGTTTGTTCGATACGGTTTCCTCACGATATCAGGATATCATCACCACATCTGACGCTATCAGAGATAATCAGGAAAAGGCAAGCGGCGCGGCTGATGAAATACTTAACCTTACGGATAAGTACCAGCAGCTTGGCGAAGCTATGACACCGGCTGACGCGCAGAAAATCAAGGATAACCTTGACACCATAGGCAGCGCTATTAAGGAAAATCTCGGTTCATACACAAATGAAATGGTCGATAATCTGAAAACGTCGTTCCATGACCTTGCTGTGCAGATGGGACTTGACGTTGAAGATATGGTCGGTAAATGGTATCTGCTTGAAAACATGGGAAATTCTGCGCTTGCTGGACTGAGAAAGAATGCCGATGAACTTTCCGCGAAAATCATCAATGGCACTGCGACCGCAGATGATTATTCACAGTTCAACGAAACCGTCAAAAAGATGGCTACGGTAGATTCTCACACATCTGAACAGGAATCCTTGAACCGTGCATTTGCAAACATCACTAACGGCAGCATTGATTTTGAAGACGCAAATCAGGTAAAGCAGGCGATAGAAGACATCACCAGTTCAGCCAGCACAGCATATTCAACGATTCAGTCTGCGTGGGACAAGCAGGCTGCTGACCTCAAAAACTATAAAGATACTCTGATTAACTGGGGTGTTGACATTGAATATGACGAGAAATTCGGCACCGGTGCGTTCGAAAAGCTGTTTTCAGACCAGTCAAAGCTGATTGACGAGGGTTACAAAAAAGAGCTCGAAAAAATCGACCTCATGAAGGGGGCTGGTGTCGGCGCGGCGTGGAATCAGGCTGATGAAAAAGTGAGAGCAACATTCGAAGCACAAATTCCTAGCTTTCAAGATTATGCATTGGCTTCCAACCCCTTACTAGCGGATGATGTTATACAGTATTTTTCGCCAGAATACAGGAGTGATTTGGCATATAAAAGCAAGAATGCCAATCGTGAAAGCAGAATTGAAGACCTTAAAAACAACGGTCAGTTCAAAGATGTGTATGACGCGCTGAAAGCCGCTGAGCTTGACGAAAGCAATGAGAATTATTATAAGGAAATAGGCGGCTATATCGTTGAGGGAATCAGCAACGGCGTTATCACTGGGTCTGAAACACTGGAAGCTGCGCTCAGCACTCTTGCAGCAAACGGAATGGAAGCGTTCAAGGACAAGCTGAAAATCCATTCCCCGTCCCTTGTTTTCGAGGAACTCGGCGGATATATTACTGAAGGTCTGGCTCAGGGTATAGAAGGCGGCGAATCTGACGTTGATACAGCTATAAAGAATGTTGCCGCAGGAATGGCTTCCAGCATGGCTTCCGGTGCAAAGCCCGGCTATGCATGGGAGGGTGCAAAGGAATCATATAGCAGCAGCCGGAGTTTTGAAGATGTCACATTCACGACCGGGGACACTTACATCACGGTCGAACTTGACGGCGAAGAAATTGAAAGTGCTTCTCAGAAAGTTCAGGGCAGAAGATTTGCTATGTCAAATGGCAGATAACGCTTGACAAAACCCCTCTTTTGTGTTACAATTTGACGCAAGGAGGGGTTGTTTCAATGAAAAAAACAATTTTCGCATTATGTGTATGCACATGTGTGTTGCTTTCGGGGTGCTCTGGGGTTTCGCAAGAGGAATACAATTCGCTTAAAGAACAAAATTCTGATTTAAATTCTCACATAATTGAATTAGAATTGGAAAACAGGCGTTTAGAAAGTGACAATGCTGATTTGCAAGCTGAGAATGGCGACCTTAAAAGTTGGAAATATTATTATGAACATAATGACAAAACGGAGGAAGCCGCACAAGATACAGCGGAAGCCGCCCCGTCTGTGGTTTACGAAGATGAGTTCATATCGTTAAGCTATTGTGGGATAGGAACAGGAGCAAGTTTTCCTTTTGCCGACAAACAATGCATTATTTTTGAGGTTGACAACAAAACTGAAACCACATTTGAGTTTTCCTCTATATCGCTCGCGCTTGATGGGCAAGACATAGGCTATGCTACATGTTATAGTAAAATAACAGCCAAGAGTAATGGCAAAATTTATGTGGTAGCTGACGAACAGTCAAATATTATCGGTAAATACCCTAAAGAAATATCTGGATCCATGGCTGTCAAAGACTTGTTAGACATGGACATTTTCGGAAAAAATGAATGGTGGCATATAATATCATTTTCTGAAATAGCACTTTAGCTATTCACCCCGCCCTGCACAAAAACGCAGGGCGGTTTTTGTATAATCTTACAAAGTTTGAGAAAGATGTTGACTTTTTGTCAGTACAATGCTATAATGTTGTCAGTACAGAAAGTGAGGTGATACAATGTCGCCGCGAACAGGAAGACCGCCAAAAGACAACCCCAAAGACACGCGCATACAAATAAGGCTTGACAAAGAAACCCTTAACAAATTAGACGTATGTGCCAAAAAACAGCAAACCACAAGAAGCGATATCGTCAGACAAGGGATTGAACTTGTAAGCAAGCGGTCAGAAAAAGAATAAAGCGCTGCCCTCCTACCACAGAACGCAACGCTTTACATCATGACGGAATGCTCCATCTAATATATTGTACCACGATAGAGCGTTCCTGTCAAGTGTTTTGAAAGGAATTTGCTATGGAAAACAAAATCACAGAGGACATGATACTGAACGTATCGGCAAAGGCAGAAAGGCTCGGAACAATAGCGTGGGTAGCTGCGTGCGCGGAGTTTATCCCGGAAAAGCAGGAGAAAATTTACACAGACGTGCTTCTGGGTATCGCGAATTTAAGCGAGCAGCTTGTCAGCGAACTTGACAAGATAGCTGCTACGGCAAGCGGGGTGAGAGCATGAGCGAGTTAATCAAGATAAACAATCAGCAGCTCCCGGTCAAGGAATACAACGGACAGCGCGTAGTAACTTTCAAGGAGATTGACGCGGTTCACAAGAGAACACCCGGAACCGCACATAGAAATTTCAAAGCTAACAGAAACCGCTTTATAGAGGGCGTTGATTGCTTCAGACGAAATTCGTCCGAAGCCAAAAACGAGTTTGGAATTGCCGCGCCAAACGGGCTGATACTTCTCACCGAAAGCGGCTACCTCATGCTTGCGAAATCCTTTAACGACGACCTCGCATGGCAGGTACAGCGCGAACTGGTGAACAGCTATTTCAGAAGCAAGACCGAGCAGTTTGAGCCCGAACAGCTAACGCTTGAAACCGCTGAGTACCACTACTACCCCAAGACATGGCACGGAAGCCCGGTGATAACCGCCGCAGATTTCGCGCACTTCACTGGAATGTCAAAGGAAGCGATATATCCGTATTTCCACAAGCACCCCAACTTTGATATTTTCCACTACCGCCATCTTAAAAACGCAGAACTTCGCGCTTTCAAGGCTGAAAATCCGAGCGTACCGAGGTGCATTGCAGACCTTTACATTATCACGCGTAAGGGCTGCGAGTGTATGCTGAAGTACTTCGGGCTGACGGCGGATATCCCCATACTGGAACAGAAGCAGGAAAAACTTCTGGAGCAGAAGCAGGAAGAACCTGCAATTCAGCCCAGAAAGGCTTTTACTGCCGCAGAATACATCGCTGCGCTTGAAATCCTTAATGATTTAAGGCTTAAATTTAAGAAAGAACTGGAGAGTGAGAATTGCATGTTCCCTAGCACTACCAAGCAGAACCTTGAAGCAGTATGCCGAGCGATGGGACACGTTTCTATACCTTTGATAACAATAGGGCAGAACGATAAAGTGATTTAACAAAATCAGCACCTCGCACAACGCGGGGTGCTTTTCTGCATGAAAATACTGAATAAAAAAGCGCCCGGCAAAAGCAGGGCGCAAAACTTATACATCATCATCGCTGACATCGAAACATAGACTGATAAATCTATTTTTACCTTCTATAAGATTTTTTATTTTCTGGCACAAAAATACGCATTCCCAATCATACCGTGGTTTTATTGCATTCAAATTTTCCGGTTGTTGAAAGCCCAAAACACCGCTATAATATGCGACAAGTTTCTCTTTTTCGCCTGGAGTGGATTTGTCAGCCGCAAAAAGCGAAACATATTCGCAACCAATTATTTCGCAAACATTCTCAATTATAGGAACTATTTTCATCCAAAATATAGCTGCACCTACCGTTGATTTAGCTCCATAGCTTTTCCAAATCTCATCTGCTTCGTAGTTTTTGCAAAAATTCACCAGTTCAATGCACGGATATGTCGAGGTGACATATAAGTGCCTTTGCTTTTCCTCTTTTTGGAGTTTGTTTATTTCTTGAAGCCTTGCCAAGACATACGCCACTGCCATATCATCTTGGCTATCAAAATCAAAATCTCCGTCTTGAACCATCGCTTGAAATGTCTGAGGGTCAACGTCTCCAACATCGTTTTGGGACTTATCAGCCAAAAAATTAAGTTTTGCAACATCTTGTGGGTTTAACCCGTCTTTATTAAATACTTGCCCCGTTTGCAATGAAAAGAACGCTAAAACAGTGCTTTTATAGAGAACGACATAATATAAATCGTGAAAGTCAATTTTATCAACCTCACCGATTATGTAGCGCTTGAGCCTGTCCAACATCTGCTCTGAAACAGCAGTGCGGAAATCATCACGATCTCCGCACGCAAAATCCTGCAATTGGTTTAACAGTTTTTCTTCGCCTTGGTGCACTCTGCGGCACTCCAGATTGAGGACAAATTCATAAAATGTCATTCGCTGCACCTTAATTTCTTGACACGTTCTGCATCGACTTTAATATCATCCGTAGACATTTTATTACTTCCGTTTTCTCCCTCTGGAACTCCAATGCGAGCGTTTTTCCAAGATGTTTCTTCATGTGACATCATGCTAAGGCTCCAAGATTTAGTTTTCGAATAGATGTCGAAAACCTTGTCGATTATTTTCTCTGTAACGCCATCAATATGGCATTGAGGAAAATGGTTAACTTTGTAACGCCATCTTATTTCCGTCATAACAGGCCCGAATTTCCAAGCTTCAAATTCTTCGTTAAAAAGTGGCACTCCTGTTTGGATAAAGGATTCCCGCTGAACGAAATAAAGCAGCTTGTGGAGCTTCATTTCATCAATCTTCTTGCCATATTTTTCTTGATAGCGAGAATATATTGTTGAAGCTATCTCAGCTACGCTATACATAAAGCACTCCTCCTTTGTTTATATTATTTCCCTTTATGTTATTATAACACAAATTAATAAAAAAGCCACATTCTTAATTTATATATAGCCATATATAAATTGATATACCGAAAAGAATACAGTTACAAAGCCGCAAATCCATGCTATAATGGATAGAGAGCCACAGAGCCGTTTGTCGAAATGACAGGCGGCTTTTTTTCGTTTGCCGCCGTTGACATAGTGAAATCAAGGCGGTGAAACATGGCTGATATAGAGAAATTATCATTGCTCAAAATAAACGGCGTTGAAGCGCCTACCCCGCGCGAATGGACGGTAGTAGACAGCGATTTCGACAGCGACGACAGCGTGCGCGACGAAGCCGGATATCTTCACAGAACGGTTATCCGCAGAAAGCATCACGCGCCAAAATATAAATGGCGGCTGAAAGCAAAAGACCTGTCAAAGCTGCTGAACATGATAGACGACACAACACTTGAGGTAACATACTACGACCTGCTCACAAGAAAGCAGATAACGTTCACCGGATATCCGCAGGCAACAAGACAGCCCAAGCTTGTCTTGCAGCGGAGCACTTACGACGAATGTATCTTTGATTTCGAGTGCAGCTTCATCGAGTATTAAGGAGGGAAAATGTACCCAGTTTCTGAAAAGTACATAGAAGCAATACGCGCCCCCGTCCGTGAAGACCGTATCACCGGCGGTATAAGGCTGAAAGACGGAACCATAATCCCTGTTGACGACAGTATAATCGTGCAGAAGTCCCTGACCGTCACACGTAAAGTGAGCAGCTCCTCCAAGTTCGACATCGGCACGGTGAACTCTGCGGAAATGCGGATAAAAATACGCGACGCCAAGGCATACGATCATGATTTCGGCGGAGCGGTTATCAGTCTTAAATACGGCATTGTCACCGCTACTGCGGACGACGGATCCGAAACATGGGAAGACGTCCCGCTGCCGCCGTTCTATGTTGACGGCGGAGAGGCTGCCCGAAAGCAGAACATGGTGAGCCTTACCGCGCACGACACGCTCAGCAGACTTGCAGTTGACAAAGGGTCGCCGCCAACGACCAGCTTTTACGCGGCACTCACATATTTCTGCAACCGCTGTAATGTCGGCGTGGCAATTTCGGAAAGCGACTTCAACGCACTCCCCAATGCGGATATCACGCCCGATTTTTCAGCGGAAAGCATTCAGTCCTGCTGGGACGGCGTGATGTGGATAGCACAGACCGTGAATTGCTGTGCATTTGCCGATTATCGCGGGCTGGTTCAGCTCAAGCAGTACAAATACGAGGGCGGCGATAATTATGACCGCCTTATAACCGGCAAAGAGCGCACCACTATAGAATATAGCGACACACGCACTTACCTTGCATATCTGCAATCGTATGAGGGCGAAAATGTGAAGCTGTACAGCAGGGTCAAAACCTGGACTGGAACTGACGCCCCGCATATCAAGGAAGGCGCTTTGAACTTGCCGAAAAACCCTGTCGTGCAGTCTCTTTCCGCCGAACAGCAGGCGGTGATAAATCAAAGCTATCTTAACAATCGCAGCTACCCTACTCGCTATGTCAAGGCAAGCGGCGTTCCAGACCCGGCAATAGAGCCGCTAGACGTATTGGCATTTTCCGGAGGAACTATCGACATCGGGCAGATAATCAGCGTGGCTACACAGGTAACGTGGAAGTACCGCAATGGAGGAACGATATATTGTGCGAATGCTGATGAATACTCCGATGCCGCAGACGGAACCAGCGCAATAGCTACGCTTTCGCTGGAAAGCGATGTCGCGGAACAATCCGATGAAACACCCGTTATGCGCACGCAGCCCAAATCCCAGACAGAAAAGCAGATAGACGAGCTGAGGAAGCGGCTCAGCCAGTCGGGAGGAGCAGCCGAAAAGCTGCAGACTTCTGGGACAAATACTGCCGCCATAACCAATGAGTATGGTGGCATAACCACAACGGAAAATGGTGTAAAATCACTGAACATTGAAGCAAGCCCTAGCTGGAACTACTTCGAAATGAAAGCACCGCCGGGATTTTATATTCATGCAAACGAAGACGGGTACAATATAGCACAACAGTATTCTGATGGCAAAGAAAGATGCATTAGGCTTAACAAAAATAATGGAATACAAATTGTATCTGATTCGGGCGATCAAATTAGATTAGAGCTGGTAAACAGTAATATGGGAATCTTTATGGATAAAGGTGATTTCGAAATATATTCCGCTGGAAATAGGCTGTATACAGCGGGTGGCAGCCTGTATTTTAACGGCAAAAAGGTACTTTTGGAGGGATAAATTATGACATCAAAGACTATCGCGCTCACGGGCGCGGAAATCAGGGCAGATTACAGCGGCGGCACAAACGCCTGGCTCAGGAACGACGGCACTGCAACGGTGTACGCGTCCACTGCTCCCGCCGTAACGCCCGGAGCTGACGGAGTAGTCAGCATTCCGGCGGGACAGGCAGCGGCGATATACGGCGCATGTGGGACTGTCTACCTGCTTGGCACCGGCTCGGTTCAGCTTGTAGGGAGCGATTACACCGCATGCCCTTTTAAGATGTCAGCACAGTCCGGCGGCTCGGGTGCTGACAGCGTAGCCAGAGCCGCCATAGAAGTGCACGCGGGCAACGCTGATATCCACGTCACAGCTGATGAGAAGGCATACTGGAATACGCTAAGCGGCAAGAACGAGCTTGACAATCCGGATTTCCGGGTAAATCAGCGAGGACAGAACGAGTATTCCACCGGCTACACCGTGGACAGGTGGTACATCTCCACTGATAAGTGCAAAGCTGCTCCGGAAACCAATGGAATCCGCCTGACTGCTACAGCAACGCTGACTTCAAATACCCATGCGTTCTGGCAGAACAACGAATTCCCGCTTCCACCGGGAAAATACACGCTATCTCTCAAGGCAGCGGACGTCACCGGAGTATGGGCCGCGCGTATCCGCACTGTGACCGCAGCCGGGGACTACGTTGACAGCTACTATACTCCCAGGCTT